CTGTACTAGACTCGTAAAAATAATACTCTATTTTGCCATCTAGCTGTCTGTGTATTTGGTTGCTATCAGGCGTATAAGTATTAGTAATAAAATCTTGAGCTTGTTGGTCTGCCTGTACCCAATGGCTAGCAGAATAAGTGCTAGTACTTGCAACAGTAGCTGTTTTAACTATTTGAGGACTAACAGAATTATCAACCCACAAATCACCTACATCGTAAGGTGCAAAAGGTTCTTGGGTAAATACTCTACGTTTACTGTCAGCTAGGTCCTGTGCGTTTAGTGCAATAACGTAAGCAGACTGTGCGTCGGTATCTGTTATTAACGCCCAAGTGTAACCTTCGGTGTCTGTAGAAAAAGGAGAAGAACCATCAACAGCTGTTTTTATAAACTTGTATGACTTAATATAAGTACGTACACCATTATCATCATCAGAGTATACTATATAAACGTCGCCAATATGTGCAGCCCTAGTCTCTTCTGTTTCTAGTGTTGCATCTTCACTAGCCCATGAGACATAAGGCTCTAAGTTAGTAAGTAGTTGGTTATTATCAGGAGTAGTGTCATCAGGATCAACTCCTGACATAGGATCTACTGTGCTTACAGTATATTCAATAACACCATCATTTTGTTTTTCTAATATGCCTAATCTAGAAAGCATACCAGTACCGTTAGGATTATTAAAATCTGTAAGGCCTACATAAGTCTGTAAACCACTAACCGCATCTGCAGTACCTTCTAAATCGCTTTCTTGAGAGTTTATTCTGCTGTTTAGACTAGAAATATCATTAGCTAAAGCTATGTCACCACTTGCATAAGCTTGCTCTACCTGAGTTATTCTAGAATCTGCTTCACCTTCATACTCAACAAACAAATCTCTAGCATACGTAGCAGAAGCTTCTTCACTAGTTGCTATAGCAGCCTGTAGACCAACTATGGTAGCGTAAGTACTGCCTAAAGTAGCATTAAGTGTCTCTAGTTTAGATACTACAATACCATCAATTAATGAATTAATATTAACTTGTTCTACGTAAGTATTGGCCGCTACGTCAATAGAGTCAATAGCATCTCGAACATCTTGAACTAGGGAATTGTAGTCTGTAAGACCTCTACTTACTGCACCATCTACAACATCGTCTATTATAGAAGTAAGCCATTCAGGAGCTTGGTCTGTATTTACGGACGCATATAATCCGTCTCCTACGATAGAATATTCTTTTTTGCTACCTGATATTATAGATTCAGGATTTTCGATTTCTACACATTGATTATTAGTAACTGTGATGTCAGTAGGGTAGGTAGGGACAATTTCAGTCCCATCTAATTCAATATCAATAGTAGTCTTATTTGTATTAGTCGACATAAATTTCTGGCACCTTTGCTATAAATTGGCCATTGTTTTGTGTATCACAATTAATAACTAGTTTATATGTAGGGCGAGAATAGTAACGGTCTGTTTTTGAACCCATATCTTTAACTAGGTTAGCCGCTTGTGCTTCAGTAATAGTCAACGTTACTTTTCCTGAAAGTAAATTACTTGGTAAACTTAACGTTAAACCGGTAAGGCCAGAAGTAGTATCATCTGGATCTAATGGAACTAGGTCGGCAACAAATGAATCTGTAGATACAAGTTCCATAGGGAGGGTAGAACCATCAGCTTTGATGGTAAATATAAAGGTATTATCTAAACCTTTAGTAATAGTAAATTTAGCAATATCACAGCTCATGAGTCATCCCTTAGAATCTTTATATGTAAAAGGGCCCGTAGGCCCTTCTATTAAACGTTTTCGTATGAAATCGTGTAACGGGGGCGTAGTTTAACTACTGACAACCCTGTCTTATTATCTCGTACGTGAAGAGGAATCTTAACCTGTTCTAACGTACGTAAGTGACCTACAGCTACTTCAATTTTTTCATTTAATGGTAAAATTCTTGTACCTAGGTCAAAGAAAGCATTTGAGCAGTTAACAGTACATGTAGTAGTTTGGTTGTTAACTCTCTGATCGTTATCGATAATAGTAACAATCTTAGTCTCACGTGCTGCTTTCTCTCTAGCTAGTCTTTTAGCTGCTTTAGGATCTGCACTTGGCTTAGCAGGTTCAGAAGCTTTAGCTTCTTTTTCAACAACTGCTGCTTCTACTGCAGGTCCAGAGGTTTCTTGAGCCTCGTAAAACTGTTCAATTTTTTCTTGAAGCTTGTTAGCACCAATGTTTTTATTATACGTAACACCTAGCTCATCAGCTTCTTGTTTCAATTCTTGTAATGTAGACATTTTTCTAAGTCCTTTATAGGTTATTTAGAGGTTAAAAGATTAATTTAGCTTTCCTATTATATAAAATACAGTAAATAATGTAAAGCTATAAACAAAAAACCCCACCGAAGTGGGGCCTTTAATTAAAATGCTAGGTTACTACGCTGACGCAGAAACTAAGATTTTAAGTAACTTCTCTTCTTCAAGGATAATACCTGCGTAGAAGAAGTTGTATGAGAAGAAACCGTTAGTACCGTAAGGGTTCGCGTTTTCTACTGCTTCTGGAGACTTAGAGTTAAACTTGATTTTGCCCTGACCTTTAAGACCAACAGTTGCGAAACAACCTTGAGTTGGGAATAAGATTGGGAATACGTCAAAGTTAGAACCAGTTACAGATAAGCCACCAGTATGACCAGTTGCATCTGCACCTTGACCTGCATAAACAACAGCAGACTCAGACTCAATGAAACGTACTTCGTGCATTGCACCTACTTCACCTTCAGCTAAAGTAGCAGCAGAACCGTACTTGTGAGCTGGGATGTAGACGAACTCAGTTGAACCATTTTCAGCAACAGTACCACGAGTTAAAGTTTCTAAATCACCTTTAACGTTAGCGCCGATTACTGCATAGTATGCTTTAGCAACTGTTTGAGTATCGATCTTGTTAGAACCAGTTACCATAGTAGTGTTCTTTTGAGCACGGTTACGAACTAGTTTACGTACTGCTTTACGAATTAAATCGTAAGTTACAGTAGAATCTTCGTCGATTTCACCGATTTCAGTTGCACTACCTGCGTACATTACAGTAGGAGTAGCTAGCATGTCTAACTGCATTAAGTCTTCCATGCGAGAGTTAGCTAGTTCACCTAGTTCTTCACGGTAACGAACTTGCATAGAATCTTCAGAGAACAACTCAACTTCATCAGTGTAGTCGATCATTTCGCCGTAACGAGCTAAAGAAGTTTCCATTGTAACTTTTTGCAAAGAACGCTTGTTAACCGCACCAGCGCCTTCACCTAAAGTAGCTGAAGTTAACGCAGTGTTTACGTCATCGATATCACGAGCTGATAAGAAACCTTTTTCAGCAAAAGCGGCATCGTTTAACGAACGGTCATACATGTGTAAGAACTTAGAGATCTTAAACGTTTTACCCATTTTCTTAGGCATAGATTTGCGATCAGCGAACTGACCATATACGTTTACGCGGTTAGCAGCTTTAACACCTGCACGGTCGTAAAAGTGAACAATGGTATTAGCACCGGCGGTGCTAGTAGTGGTACCATTACCATATACATTAGTAGCCATTTTTAATAGTCCTCTATAATTAGCTATTTAGAGGGCAACATGCCCTCAAGATGATTTACATATCGTCCTGTATTCGCTTATACCAATCTTCAAATGCTTCATCTGAATCATCTAGATAATCGACTACATCGCGACTTACTCCTGCATTCTTAGTAGGTGCAGCAGCTTTGCGCTTGGCAGAGGCTTGTTTAGTAGCACTTCGCTTCTGTGACTTAGCTTTTACTTCTGCTAATCTAGCTTTCTCTGCTTCCGCAGCAGCCTTTTTAGCTTCGGCTTGGCTTTGCCTTTCAGCTTGGCGCTCTTGATAAGCTTCTTGCTCAGCGACTTGAGTAAAGTGCTGTTGAGCAGCTTCTTTATAGTAGTCTAAATCTGATTTCTTACCACCGTCAAAAACCTTTAGCTTTTCAGCTATGGGTTGTAACGTGCTATACATACCGCTTTTAACGTCTGTATGAAGTAATCTAATCATTTCAGGATTTTCGGCCATAGTTCCCCATGACTTATCATCCCACTCTTTAGACAGTATATTATGGGTCGTTGCATACTCTACGTCCTGGCCAATATCGTCAACGATATCTTTAATTGCCAAGGCACTGTCGTCTCGACCATAATCCTTAGCTACATAGCCGCTATCTTCTTCCGTATCTAGTTCGAGGGTATCAGTACCTGTTCGTTTCAATACTTCCGCAATTGCGCCTTTGTCGCCCTTCAGCACATCAATCATTAGACTTACGTCTTCATGTTTAAGATCTGCACTCTCAATAGCATCAATAGTCTTACGCCAAGGTTTGATGGTTTGCATCTTTTTGGTGTAGTCCATTGCTTGACCAAAGATTTTAGGGAATTGATCTACGATCTCATCACTAGAAAACTCATAGTCTTTACCATTAGCACGGAACTTATATGATTGTGCTGGTTGCTCTTCAGCATCATCTTCTTCAGCTTCATCAGAACTAGCATCTTCTTCGTCTTCAGAGTCCTCGTCAGGAACCTCGTCTTCCGCTTCAGATTCGTCTTCTTCTTCAACGTCATCAGTTTCAGCATCATCGCTAGTATCATGGCCGGAGTCCTCAAGATCATCTTCAGGTTGTTCTGGACCATCGTCAATTTCTTCTTCGTCTGCTTCAGTCTCTTCGTCTAAAACAGCCTCTTCGTCAGTTTCTTCCATAGAAGGTTCTGACTCTTCAAATTCTTCAGTAGGTGACTCTAGGTCAGTATCAGGTGAACTTTGGGTAGCTAGTGCCTCCTTAAAGGCTGCTTCTAGCTCGTCATCAGACATATCCCATAAATCTTCATCGTTCATGGTCTAAGCCTCCTATAACTCGTCTTCGTCTTCGGAAGGCATAGTACCTAAATTTTCTACTGTAACAAAGTAGTCTTCTAAACTAGAAATAGCAATAAGATCTTCCATGACTGCTGACCTATGGCCACCTGCTACAACTGCATCTTGTGCTAATAGACTTACTCCGTTAACTGCCTTATCTTTAAAATACCCTTCTAAGATTAATCTTTGGAAGTCTTTATTGTCTCTAAGGCGTTCTAAGGAAGACCACATGTCTGCCCAATACTGGTTTTCTACTTCTAAAATCTGTTGGTCATTAAGGTTGTTCATAAATGAATCCTTTTTCTATGTTAGTTATTTAAAATTACTAGTAATGCGCTATAAAATGATAGTCACCACTAACCTACGTGTATTATATAACAAAACGTCTACTTACCGCAACCTTTCTTGCAAGGGCGCTTTTTAGGCATGTCACATCCACACGATTTAGATTTCTTTTTCTTTTTAGCTCCAGCGTAGTAATGAACAGTATTCTGTCCTTTACCATCGCCGTAAGTCATTTGATGAGCTAAGCCTTGCTCCATTACTTGTTGTACCTTTTGTCTTGTCTTTCATGGATGCTGTTAGCGTACTTATCCACAAAGTTGTAAAATGCTTTCATGTCTAAACTAGGATTTGCCTTTAACCACTCATTACGGTTAAATTCCCCTAGGTGTTGGCCAGTCTGCTGGTAATGTTGAATAGCTTGTTCATCAGATACAGGTCTGCCATCAACAATAGTAGGCAACAATACTTCTACAGGATTATCCTCTGGACCAAATCCAAATGAGCGACTATGCTCTGTCTGCATTTGATTAGTCTCTGGATTGATATAAACCTTACGTTGATCTAGGTCTATATTACCGTAATATTCAGCTAAGCCTTGCTCCATAACTAGTAGCCACCGCCACTTGGAGAAGTTTTAGCTGCAGCTTTTTTACCAGCTGATTTCTTTTTCTTGCCTAAACACTTACCTGCTTGTAGACAAGCTTTAAAAGTCTTACATCCGTCACATGGTTTCATTTTAGTATTCCTATAGTTAAGGTTAACTTTCTCTAGATACTTTTGCTTTCTTTGTATTACTTACAAACTGTTTCTTACCACCTTGTGATTTAGCTTTCTTTTTCTTAGCAGTAGCAGCTCTTTCGCTTTTACTTAAGCTTTGAGCTTTCTTCCTAGGTAAACAACGATCAGGGTTTTTCTTGTTCTTAGAGGTACCGCACTTACCTGCAATGTTACCGCTGGAATCAATACGAACCCAGTCTTCTGCTAGCCATGCTGCTAAACTCATTTGTTTTTTCCTTTCTTACTGCCTTTAGCGTAGTTAGGATCTTTACAATACTTAGATGCAGCTAGGTTAGCGTATGCACTAGGATACTTGTCAAAAGTACGTTTGGCCCATGCAATACCTTCAGCACAGATCTTATTACTTTTCTTTTTCTTGCCAATAGTTTCTGCTAGACCTTTAGCCATAATACCCTACCATTTGACTTTATCCGCCCAAAAAGCTGCAGACATTTTACCTTTGGCAATATTCTTAGCATGCCTAGCTTTGAAAGACTTTCTTTTAGCTTTCATTTTTGCTGACTCACCTTTTTTAGGTTTGCCGGCAGTGCTAGCGCCTTGTTCACCAAAACGTATAAGTTTTTTCTTTCCGTTCTCGCAAGCTTTAACTACATGAGACTTAGTCTTATGCTTAGGAGTACGTTTAGGAGAGTTACAAGCTAGTGTTTCTGCTAAACCAGCCATAACTATCTCATCATACTTTGAGCTAGGCCTTGACCTTGCTGCGGTGCAGGAGCTTGTTGTGCTGCTTGTTGACCACCTTGTTGAGCCATTAACTGTTGCTCTAAGATATCAATAGCCTGCATAATCATTTCAGGTGGAACACCTTGCTTAACTAGTTCTTCTGGATCAACACCATCCATTAATAACTGAATGATTTGTTCAATCATAGCCATGTCTGGTTGTTGCTGTTGAGCAGGAGCACCTGCCATTTGTTGTGCTAAACCTTCCATTACTTATTGCCTCTCATTTGATCTTGTTCGTATTCTCTAGCTGCTCTTTCAAGCATCTCAGGAGTAATAGCTTGTTGAACTTGGTAGTTGTTCATTTCACGTTCTTGTTCAGCTGCTCTATTTTGCACATCAGCAGGAACTCCTAACGCAGGCTTGTCAATAAAAGCTGATAAGTTATCCATACCTTTATTAGCTGCATTACGTATAGCAGTACCTATACCGCTAAAAGTATCACCAACATTGCTCATAAAACTAGGGCTGTTGTCAGCTTTTAAAGAGTTTTCGTAATTTATACGACCTTGTTCCATGCGTCTATCCATTTCAGCCTGCCTAGCTTGAATGTCCATAAGCAATTGATTACGGCCTTCTTCCATACCCATGTCAATTGCTTGTTGCTGTTGCATGTCTTGTTTTAGTCGTCTAAGCTCTTCTGCATCTCTTTGATCAGCTGCAGTTTGTTGGCTCATTTTTACGTAGCTCATTACATTACTCCAATATTTTTGTCGCCAGCTAGTCGCTGAGCCATCATTTGTTCTAAATTAGCTTGGTGGTCAGCGTTCTTTGCTTGCATACGCTGTAGATGTTTAAGATCTTCTAGTTCAACCTTTTCAAGATGGCTGTAACCTTCGTCTTCTTTAATAAACTTAAGATCAGTCATATCTGCTTCACTAGTTAACTTACGAGCCTTAGCAGCTTCTACAGCAGCTTTGTTTTTCTTAAGCTCTGCGTCAATAGTGTTTTCTTGAGCTCTAGCTTGCTTATCTAGTATGTCAGCTTTAATCTTTTCGTTCTCAAGCTGAATACGTTGTATTTCTAGTTGCTTAAGTTGCTCTTGTAGAGGATCCGGTTGTGGCTGATACTCACGAATACGTTTAGCTTGATCTGGCATACGCATTAGTTCCATAATGTCTGCCATTAAGCCTCTACGGATAGCTGGGTCTTCATTAGGGCCTAACGTCTGTAATAAAAACGAAAGCTCTTGTGACTTCGCTGCGTTGTCCTCAGCAGTAGCTATACTAATATCTAGGTCAATACGTCCGTCTAGATCGTCTCTACGTACAGGTACAAACTTGTCATTAGTAACTCGAATTACTTCTTCATCTTCTAAGAACTCAGAGTTATAAGACATCCACTTACGTATTAACGGCTTAACTAGGTTCTCTGCTACGTTACGTACAATGTTCATACGTCTAGTAGCTGTAGCATCTAGTGCACCTCTAGCACCTGTAGCAGTAGCTCCTAATGCACCAGCATTAATACCACCACTAAAAGATTTAGTTCCTGTAATAGACTCAATCTCATTGTTCATAAGACCAATCATATCAAAAGCAGAACCAGGTATAGAGTTGTAACTACCTTGCCAAAAATCATTAGGTGAACCGTTAAACTCAAAGTTATTACCAGCTAAAAACTTTTTACGGTTAACTTGATCTAGTGCGCCTTTACGTATTGCTACTTGGCCGTTGTTAGACTGTGCCATGTTGTCAATAATACCACGGATAATAGCTGTCTTAACTTTTTGGTTATCACCAATAAGCTCTGCGTTAGCTTCACCATGAATTTTAAACGGTACGCTGTTAAAAGGTACTACGATAAACGGAGGTTTACCATCAGGGTAAGGGTTAGATTGTAGACGAAT